GGCGATGATAGGCAGGAACGTCTCGAGCAGCCGGACCACGATCGGGAGGACCTTCTCGACGATCATGGTGATGATCGGGAGGAGCATTTCCAGAAGGCTGATCACGACCGGCAGGATGGCGTCGATGATCTGGCCGATGATAGGCAGCAGGGTCTCGAGCAGCTTCGTGATGACGGGTAGGACCGCGCTGATGATCTGCAGGAGGACCGGCATGAGCTTCTGGACCAGCTTGACGATGACCGGCATGATGTTCGTGATGATGACCTTCAGGATCGGGGTGAGCATCTGGATCAGCTGCACGAGCACGGGCAGGATCGAGGTCATGATCTCAATGATCGGGGGGATCAGTTCCTCCGCGATGGCTGCCGCCATGTCGAGGACCTCCGGCAGCAGCTCCTCGAGGAGGGGCATGATGCTCGGGACGATCTGCTCGACGATCGGGACCAGTTTCTCCGTCATGCGCTCGATGATCGGGATCAGGCCGTCCATCGCTTTGCTCAGGACCGGCATGAGGTCATTGATCATCTTGAACACGGCGTTCGCGAGAGGTTTCAGGGCGACCTCGCCCTTCTGCTTGAGTAGCTGCAGCATTTCCGCGAAGTCGTAGGTGTCCTCCGCGGCGCCGTTGATCGTCTCGGTGGACGCCTTCAGCTCTGCCTCGAGATCCTCGAGGGATAGCGCCCCGGACTCGATGGCCTCGATCATGGTGGCCGCGCCTTTGGATCCGAAGATCTCGCAGGCGAGGTTGTAGGCCTCGGTGGAGTCGCTCGCGTTGAGGATCTGGTCGATGTATGTGTCGATGCCTTCGCTCAGGTTGTCGAAGCCGTCGGCGGCTGCCTTCTTGGCTGCCTTTTGCAGGGACGTCAGGACCGTGCCGGAGTCGTAGCCGGCCTTCTCGACCTGCCCGAGGAGCGTCGCCGCGTCCTCGAAGCTATACCCGCACTCCTGCAGGATGGCTCCGGAGCTTTGCAGCTGGCCCATGAGGTCGGAGAAGCCGACGCCGGTGCTCTGGCTCACCTTGAAGATGTAGTCCATGGCGTCGCCCATGTTTTCGGCCTCGATGTCCCAGTTTTGGAAGGCCTTCGAGGAGGACTCGATCACGGTGCCGAGATCCTCGCCGAGCATATCGGCGACTTGGATGGCTTGGATGCTGATGTCCTCGAGGCCCTTGCCGGTGAGGCCGAGTCTGGTGTTGTAGTCTGCGATCGCTTTGGATGCGTCCTCCATCGTCGTCGGGACGGAGGAGTAGACGGTGTCGAAGCTGTCGAGCAGCTCGTCCAGCGCTTCGCCGGTGGCGCCCGTGCCGATCCGGATGGTGTCCTCGACCTCGTCGAACTTGCCGCCGAGGTCTGCGAGATACTCGCCGGCCTCGAACACGGCCTTGCCGATGGCGACGACGCCGGCCCCGACGGCCGCGCCGATGGCGATCGCTTTGACGTTCAGGCCGCCGAGCTTATCGGTCGCGCTCTTGATTGACTTTTCGAGGCTCGGGCTGAGACTGCCCGCGATGCTCACGACGGCCTCAAGCTGTTTAGACAATGCGATCACCTCCTTTTCTGCGGCTTATAGAGCCGCGGCTTGTTCCCTTGCTTTTGCTTTTGCCGCTCCTGCTCCTCGCTGAGCTGTTCAGCGGCTTCCGCGTATTCCACGAGGAAGTCGATCAGGCTTTTTCTTTCGAGCTCTGTGACGCCGGTGTGGTAGACGCGGGCGTAGTCACGGAGGGCTCTGCGGACTCGCTTGCCTGTGACTCCTCGTCCTCCGATTTCAGAATAAAATTTCTGCCGATCCCCGTGACCTCCACGACGTCGGCGCCGTGCAGACGCTCGAGATCCGACCAGTCGATCTCGGGGTTGACCGCGATGATCGCGGCGAAGCCGAGATAGAGGTGAAGGCCGAAGTCGAACTCGACCGCGGGCGTGATGTTCACGCTGCGGCCGGCTGCCGTCTTGCGCTTGGCCTCAGCTTCGACGAAGCCGATGGCCGTGATCGCGTTGGTGTCGTAGGTCAGCTCTTTGACCTGCTTGCCGTTGATGGTGATCGGGTTCTTCAGTTTGATGCTGTTCATGGTCTTGTCTCCTTTTCTTTAATTGCACGAAAAGCCCCGACCGACGAGACGGCCGGGGCTCCCGTAGTTGGTGCCCGCCATTAGAGCAGGCTGCTGATCTGCTTGTAGTAGTCGACGCCGTTGATCTTCAGGGTCGGGGCGAGGCGGTCGACGCAGAGCACCTCGGCGCCGTTGCAGAAGATCTGCATACGGCTCACGTTGTAGGTGCTCTCCATTTCGGACGCGCTGCCGATCTCCACGCCGAGGTCCGGGGTGGAGGCGGGCATGGTCCTGATGAAGGCCTTGCAGCCTTCCTGCGTGACGCTGCCGTCGCTCTTGACGACGCTCTGGACCCAGCGGAACTCGATGGTGTGCTTGACCAGCCGGTTCATCTTGCTGAAGCCCATGTCGAGGCCGACCTTGGTGATCGAGGCCTGCATATTTTCGAGCAGCCCGATCAGCGGGACGCTCATGTTGCCGAGGGCCTGCACGTCGGCGCTCAGGAAGCTGAGGCCGGGCAGGGTGAAGCTGACGTCTTTCGCCGTGAGGGCTCCGTCGACGTAAACGGTGTCGGCGACTACCGCGCCTTTAATGTCCATCCATGCCATGATTATTCACCTCCAAAATAGGCGGCGAAGCCGTCGTCGGTATAGCAGACGCGAGCGGTGCCGCTCTTGAAGGGCGGCGTGTTCGTGAACTGGATGTCGAACACAAAATCGCCCTGCATGATGTCGTTGGTGCTGTTCGCGCTCTCGAGGAACTCCACGGTCGGATCCCCGATGATGGCGCCCAGACCGACGAGACGATCGAGCTCCTCCTGTTCTGCGTTGATGATGCTGTCCTTCAGGCCGAGGGTCATCGGGCCGTCGATCTCCACGCCGTGACGGCGCTGGAAGCCGTTGGTGATGAACTCGAGCATCCTGAAGTTGACGTCGAAGATGCCGCGGGGATCCATGCTGGTGCCGTACTTATAGGCAGCAGTATGAGGACCCCAGAGCACCCAGCGGCCGTCCCAGAAGCAGAGCGAGGTGATGCCGACCTCGTTCAGGTCGTTGACCTCGACCTGATCGTAGCCGGGGTTGCTCACGCCGGCGCCGAAGTACTGACCGGTCGCCATGATCTCCTTGTTGGAGGGGCTCTCCATCGGGACGGACTCGTGGCTCAGATCGACGCGCAGCATGGTCGCCGCGCAGGTGGTGGAGAGGTGGTAGACCTTCCCGGAGCCGTCGATCTTCTTGGGCCAGCAGACCTTCGAGCGCTCGCTGGTGTAGCCGTTGGTCGTCTGCCACGCTTTCGCCTTCGCGATGGTGTCGACCGTCGAGTTCGCGGGGATGTCCGCGATGACGAAGGCCTCCCAGTGGCCGTTGATCTTCTGAGACGCGGCGACCATCGCGGTGTAGACCGCAGGGGTGTCGGACCAGCCGGGGACGGCGATCAGGTTCGGGACCGCGTTGTACTTGGGGTAGAGCTGCTTGATCGCAGCGAGGCCGGTCGAGGTTCCGTCCGCGTTGACCGCGCCGATGATGGTCGTGCTGGTCACGAGGGAGACCTTGATCGGGTAGTAGGTGATCGTCTCGGTCGCGGTCAGGGTCGTGATCGGGGTGACGATGACCACGTCCTCCTCGGCGTCGTAGGAGACGTCGAAGTTGGTGCCCTTCACCTTGCCGGTCACGCCGACGGTGTCGAGGATCACGTTGTGGCCGTTGCTGATCTTCACGGGACCGTCAGAGAGGTCCTGATTGCTCAGCGAGACCTGCGTGTCCTTGTGCGTGTCGGGATCCAGCACGTTGATCACGTAGATCGGGCCGCTGTTCGCGACGGAGTTGTTGAAGTGCTCCGCGAAGGCTTCGCAGAGGGTGTAGCTGTCCCAGTCGTCGAGGTAGCCGAACGTGGCTCTCGCCTCGTCCATGTTCCGGAGACGGACCGGGGTGTTGATGATGCCGGCGGTGGAATACCCAGAGATCAGGTGGACCGGGGCGGTGCCGACGTAGACCAGTACGGTGTCGGCCTGAGCCGCGGCCACGGCTTTGCTCTTGGTGATTTCGCCGTAGGCGCCGTGCTTGTATGCCATGGTGTTGTCCTCCTTCTGACCTTATAGCAGGTCTTGATATGATTTAGGGGTTCGGTTGACCAGACCCGCCTCGATGTTGAAGCTGATCCAGCCGTTCCAGTAGGGGTAGTAGTCCCAGATCGCGCCGTCCTCGACGAAGGGACCGAACTCGATGTCCTGCTCCTTGATCAGGCGGACGCCGGCGAAGAACTCGGTGCCCTCGATCTCGCGGAGCGCGACGTCCATGAAGTTCCAGAGGTCCTTCCAGCCGTCGAGGTTTCTCACGTAGCTCTGTTCTGCTGCCCCTTGTGTGAAGGCCACGCCGAAGGGCGCGTCCTCAGCTTGGTGAGGGACGAAGATCTCGCCGCTCTGCGTGCCGGGGTTCCAGCACGCGACCGCGAGGCGGATCTTCATGTTCCGCTTGTGCTCGGTCATGTGGTCCTTGGCCTCCATTACCTGCACGCAGATAGACGGGATCGGGGCGGCCACGTTGGGCGGGATCCGGTCCTTCGCCGGGACGAAAAGCGCGAACGCCGCCGGCTTGACGTACTGGACCTGAGCGCCGACGGAGTTGTCCGTCGGTGTCTTGAGCTGGACCTTGCTGCAGATGTTCTCGTCGACCCATGCGGTCAGGTTCTCGATGATCTCGGTGTTTGTCATGTCGCTCCCTCCTTACATGGTGACGTTCTGCCGCAGCGCGATCTCCGTGAGGCCCATGGATCCGGCCCACTTCACGACGATCATTTCCTTGCCGTCGACGTTGATGATGGACTCCGGACCGCGCTCGGCCGGCAGCTTCTCGGTCTTGCCGAAGATGATCATGTCAGCCTCGACGTGCCCGACGATCCTGCCGTCCTTGATCTTGTTCACGGTGTCCTCATTGACCACGCAGGTCACGCTCTTGCCCTCGATCAGATGCTCGTCCGCGAAGTCGTCCACGTTCAAAAAAACGCGGTCGAGATCCGCGGCGACCTGATCTTTAAGGCTCACAGGCGTCCTCCTTGGTGTTCTTCTTGCGCTTGCCGGCGGTCGCGCTTGCCGCGGGCTTCTCGCTCTTTTCCTCGGGCTGCTCCACGTAGACGGCGGCGCCCAGCTCGACCAGCTCGGCCTCCTTGGCCGGGGACTGCTCGAAGGGGTCGGAGTCCGGCGTCTTTTGCTGGTAGATGCCGGACTCGTCGGGTGCTTCGGTCGTGTAGATGCCCTTGATGATCTTGATCATGATGCTGCCCTCCTTACACGGGGTCAGCAGCGCTGACGTCGGGGGCGTCCTCAGGATCCTCGTCCTCGGTGTCGGCTTCGCCTTCACCTGCGACGATCTCGTTGATCAGAGCGATGACGTCCTTCTTGGAACGGAGGCTCTTGAGCTCGTCCTCAGTCGCGCCGACGCTGCGGGCGACGTCCTTGAGCTCGTCGAGCTTCATGTCCTCGTTGTAGACGAGCGCCTCCTGATCGTCGGTCTCGGGATCCATCTGGACCGGATCCGCCGCCGGTGCTGCCGCTCCGTCCACGATGACGGCGACCTTCAGGGCCACGAGGCGATCAGCCTCCGCGTCCTCCACGAAGAAGGGGGCGTCGTCCGCGTTCTTGCGTTCGACGACGTGGGGCTGAGGTCTGAAGCCGTAGGTGCCGTTGATGATTTTGATCTGTTTCATGCTGCGCTCCTTTCGTTGGTGCTCACGCTGCGGCTCTTAGGAGACGCAGTTCGCGAAGTATCTCCACGGCGCCTTGTTCTTGGGCGCGGTGAGGGGACGGGACGCGAGGCGGAGCTTGCGGGTGTCCTTGTCCTGATCGACGACCAGCTTCGGGATCCTCTGACCGCTGAAGGTCTCGGGCTCGTCGGAGCCGTAGGGGATCTGAGTGACTGCGCCGTAGTAGCGCTTGCCGCAGCCGGGAGCCGTGACCATCGCGGACTTCGCAGGGAAGAAGCTGGTCTTGGTGCCGTCGTCGGCGACGTAGCGCTCGCGAGCGACGAAGATGTTGAGCATATAGCCGTCGAAGTCGAGCTGACCGACGTGAGAGACTCCGGGGTAGACGATACGGCCGGAGAGGTCGCCGATGAACTCGTGGCGCTTGTCGAGGAGCGCCTGCAGGTCGCTGAACTGCTTGATCGTCGCCCATGCGGTAGAGCCGAGGACGAGGTCAGTCGCAGGCAGGCCGCACTCGCTGAGCTCGTCGCACATGGCGAGGACGTCCGCCTGCATGATGGCGAAGGTCGTCCACGTGCTGCCGGTGTAGATGCTCGGGTTGGTGCCGGTGCTGTCGTAGAAGTAGATCGGCAGGCTGCGGCCGGTGGTCGCTGCGTCGATGTACTCCTGAACGGTGACGCCGTTGTTGATCATGGTCTGGGCCGCCATCCACTCCTCGCGGCGGACGATCCTCTTGGTGAGGTCGGTCAGGTCGCGGATCTGCAGATTGCGGGCGCGATCGGCGGGGGTGCTGTTCGCGTAGAGAGCTTCGCCGAAGCCGCGCTTCTTCAGGTCGTCCAGAGTCAGGAGACGAGAGGGCGCGATCATCGGGGGCTCGAACTCGTGCAGCTCGTAGCCGCCGCGATCGACTGCGATGTCGCCGGCGCGAGGATCCACGAACGGGGCCATCTTGCGCTCGCCGTCCATGAACTCGACGAGGATCTTGTCGGTGGCGAACTCGTCGGTCTCCCCGAAGTAGCGATCACGGAAGAACGTGGTGTCGGGGACGATCTCCTCAGCCATGCCGGCGAGGTAGTAGGTGTCGAAAAAGTCGATATTCTGTGCCATTTCTGTGTCCTCCTTCTTTTAGTTCGCGGACTTGGCTGCGAGGTAGATGCCGCGCTCGCGCAGGACGTCCTTGTCCGCTTCGGTGATGGTGTAGCCGGACTTGACGGTCAGCTTCGCGGGG